GGACGCAAAAGGGTCATCAGTACAGGGTCAAGATGCTGAAGGTAATGAACTGGGCCAGCAAATAGCGATTGCTATACAATCAGAGATAGTTAAACAAAAACGCTCTGGAGGATTATTAGCTTAATGGCAAGTTTTCCAACAATATCACCTCAATACAGCACACAAGAAACTGTTAATCAGGACAATCAAGTTGTTGAATTAGGCGATGGATTTCAACAACGTCTTGTCTTTGGTTTGCCAGCAAATAAAAGATTAATAAATTTAAATTTGACCTTTAATGTAAGCACCGCAGACGCTTCAACCATTGATACTTTTCTTGATGCAAGATTTGATGATCAAGAAAGTTTTGATTTCACACCACCACACCACTCATCTGCCTTAAAATTTATATGCACTAGCAGAACCAGAACTGCTATTCTTTCAGATCGTGTAATTATGAATTTAAGCTTTCAACAAGTAGCTGAACCCTAATGGCAATTCCTACTTCTGAACTTCAATCACTAAACCCTAGTTCAATTCTTGAGCTTTTCAAGCTCGAACTTGTAGAGGGTTTGCACTATGCGACAGGAAACCCATCTTCAGTCCCCACAATATTCAGATTTCATGCTGGTACAAGTATGAATAGTAATGGCAACATAGTTTGGCAGGGTGATTCGTATGAAAGATTTCCTATAACTGCAACTGGATTTCAATTTTCTGGAACTGGCCAAATACCAAGACCAACTCTGCAAATGAGTAATTTAGGTGGGATAACTAGAAGTGGATCAGTAATAACTGTCACTGATTTACTTATTATTGTAAATTTGACAACACCTCATAATGATCTTTTAGGGGCAACCTTAAGGAGATTACAAGTTTTAGCAAGCAGTCTTGATAATGCAAATTTCAGCAGTGGCAGCAATCCTTTTGGAACACCAAACTCAAATGAATTACCACAAGAAATTTTTGTAATTGACAGAAAAACACTTGAGACAAGAGAGATTGTAGAATTTGAGTTAGTCTCAACGCTTGATACTGAAAATAAAAAAATTCCAGCTAGACAAGTGACAAGAAATGAATTTCCAGCAGTATCTTCATTTTTAAATAGGTAAAATGGAACAGTGGAAACTTGATGCTTTTAATCATGCGAAAGAATGCCAGCCTTTTGAATGTTGTGGAATTTTAGCTAAAAACAAAAATAATCTTGAATATTGGGAATGTAAAAACATTGCAAAAGACAATCCAGAATATAGCTTTGTGATTGATCCTATTGACTGGGCTGATTGCGAGGATAGTGTTGATGAAATAATTGGGATTGTTCATAGTCACCCAGAGGGAGAGTTCAAATTCAGTGATAATGATATTGCTAGTTGTAATTATTTAGATGTCCCTTTTTATCTTGTTGAACCATCAACACAAAGTATTATTCATATAGAACCAGAAAAATTATGAAAAAAATAAGAGTTTATGGAAGATTAAGAAAATTTTTAGGCAAAGCTGAATTTGAAGCGGATGTTGCAAGCCCTTTGGAAGCTTTGAGTTTTTTGAATTGTAATTTTAAAGGTGTAGAGGAACACATGGCCCAACAGCCTTATACGATTATGTGTGGTGATATTGCAATTTCTGAGGATTTAATAAATTTACAAACAGACGCAGATATTAGAATTATCCCTTTAGTTCATGGTAATTTTTTTAGTCTTGCTATTGGTTTGGGTTTGAAATTTTTTGCAAAAAAAGTAGTTTTACCAAAATTATTAACAACGATTATTTCAACTGTCGCAACACAGATGATTTTTCAAGGTGTAAATAATCTTTTAACACCTCAAAGAAATAACAGATCACCCTCTGGAATGAGTCAAGAAGATCCAGCCGCTTTTGCTTCAAACTATTCATTCACTGGCCTTACAAACGTTAGTCAAGCTGGTGTTCCAGTCAATTTAGTTTTTGGTGAAATATTGGTCGGGTCAATAACGGTTTCAAATGGTGTTGATACAGTGCAGGTGGAGGGGACAAACTAATGAGCATCAAAGAATTTGATCAAGATACAACTCTTACAAATCCTGATCTACCGTCTGACGCTTTATCTAGTAAACAATTTATCACTGTTGTTGATGTTATTTCAGAAGGAGAAATTGCTGGATTTGCAACACCACATAAAAGAGGCATTGCGTCTACAAATGCGGCATATTCGACAGCTGCAAAAACTGATATATTTTTAAATAAAACACCTATCTTAAATATTGCATCAACCTTAAATGATGCTGAGTTTTTAGCAAAAGCTCAAAATCCAGAGGAATCAGATTTTAACTTTAATAATGTCGGATTTGAGTTCAGACTTGGGACATCAAATCAAACCTTTATTAACGGTATAAAAAATATCGAAAGTGAGAACCCCATTGGAACAGCAGTTACAACATCTTCACCTATAACTCACACAGTTTCAGATACAAATGTAAATGCTGTCAGGGTGACTGTGAGATTTGGGTCTTTACAAAAATTTGAAGATGATGGCGACATTAAAGGTGTAGAAGTTCAGTTGAGGATTAAAACTATAGAAAATGATGGTACAACAACTACAGTCATCACAGATACAGTAAAAGGTAGATCATCAAATGCTTATTTCAGAGATTATTTGGTAAATTTTTCATCAGGCACTTCATTTCCTGTACAAGTTAGACTTGAAAGAATTACAGCTGATAGCACTGAAACAAGCTTACAAAATGCTTTCAGTTTTTCTTCAGCGACAAATATAATTTTTCAACAAAACGCATATCCCAATACAGCACATTTAGCCTTAAGACTTGGAGCAGAGCAATTTCCTAGAGTCCCAAATAGGGTATTCAGATTGAGAGGAATAAAAGTAAAAATTCCTCATAATGCAACTGTTGACTTAGCAACTGGACGAATCACTTATTCTGGAACATTTGATGGTAGTTTTAAAACAGATAGAGAATGGACAACAGATCCAGCTTGGATCTTGTATGACGTTTTAAGTAATGACCGCTATGGGTGTCAAATACCAGAAACCAGCTTAAATAAATTTACTTTTAAAACAGTTAGCGAATACTGTGGAGAGTTGGTTGATGATGGAGACGGAGGACAAGAGCCACGCTTTTCACTGAATGTAAATATTACTCAACAACAGCAAGCTTTTGATATGATTAATGATCTTTGCTCTGTGATGAGAGCCATGCCTTTTTATGAGGCTGGTAGTATTTCGATCAGTCAAGATTCACCAAAATCATCAAGTTTTATATTTACAAACGCATCAGTGACAAAGGAAGGATTCACTTACACAGGATCAAGTTTAAAAACTAGACATACAGTTATCAATGTTTCTTATTTTGATTTAGAAACTCAAGATATTGATGTTGAAACTGTCGAGGCTGATGCTGCAACTCAGGCAAAATATGGAGTTGTGACCAAAAATATTAACGCATTTGGTACAACTTCAAGAGGACAAGCACAAAGATTTGGAAAATGGTTTTTATTCAATGAGCAAAATACTGGAGAAAATATTGCATTTACAACAACGATTGATGCTGGTGTAACTCTTAGATGTGGAGACATTATTGAGGTTTCTGATTCACTTAAGGCTGGAGTAAGAAGAGGAGGAAGACTTAAATCTGTTAGTGGAACAACAGTTACACTTGATGATTTTGAAAACACAGATATTCCACCAGTTACACATACAGATAATGTTACAACAAATCCCACAATCACCTGTATGCTTCCAGATAACTCTCTTGAGACAAAAAACATTACAGCAGTAAGTGACAATGTTTTAACTATAAACTCAGCTTTTTCTACTGATCCTAATGCAAACGCAGTTTATATTTTGGAGACTTCAACTTTAGAAACTACAACTTGGAGAGTAATTAACGTTTCAGAGAATGGTGATGGAACATTTAATATTTCAGCTTTAAGCCATAACACAGGAAAATATGCTTTTGTTGAAGACGGTGAGGCATTGCCTACAAGATCATTTTCGACTCTTACTGAAATCAAATCACCTCCTACTGGATTAGAAGCAGTTGAAAAGATTGTTGAAATAAATAAAAGAGCAGTTACTAAAATAATTCTTGATTGGCAAAATGTCACAGGGGCATCAAAATATAGAGTTTATTATAGATTTGACAACGGTGCTTTTTCTCAAATAGAAACAACAGAGAGTAATTTAGAGATACTTAATACAAAGCAGGGTTCTTATGAATTTCGAGTCTTTACATATAATGCTCTAGGTGAGCCATCAGCAACTCCCGCTGTTTTACTTTTCACAGCAGATGGTTTCAGTGCACTGCCAGAGGACGTTTCAAACCTTACTCTTGAACCAATAAATGAAGAGCAGGTCAGACTTAGATGGACACAGACCACCTCGATAGATGTGAAATTTGGGGGGCAAGTGTATATCAGACATTCTCCCAGAACAGATGGAACTGGTACTTTTTCAAACTCAACTGACATTATTGAGGCAATTTCTGGAATATCAACAGAGGCAATAGTCCCCGCAAAATCTGGTGAGTACGTTGTTAAGTTTCAAGATTTGAAGGGAAACTTTAGCTCTGGAGAGGCATCTGTAATACTTACTGTTCCATCACTTAGAGAACAATTAGCATTGCCACAGATAAGAGAACAAACTGCTTTTTCTGGATCTAAAACTAATTTGACTGTGACTTCAAACACTCTTACTCTTACTGATCCATCTGCAAACGCATCTGGCAGTTATACATTTGCAAATGTTTTAGATTTGGGAGCAACTTTTTCTCTCAAATTACAGACTCATATTGTACAGACTTCGGGTAATGTATCAGATTTATTTGATGCTATTCCTGATGTTGATGCAAGAGTAAATTTTGATGGGGCTGCCGCTGAAAAAACAAACGGAACTTTACTTGTTCGCACCACAACAGATGACCCTTCAAGTTCACCAACTTTTACCTCATATAATAAATTTCAAAGCGGAACTTTTAGAGCAAGGGGATTTGACTTTAAGGCAGAACTTGAAACAACTGACACTAATGAAAATATCACAGTGACAGAGTTAGGTGTTGATGCCTTTTTACAGGCAAGAACAGAGCAAAGCACAACATTGATCGCATCGGGAGCGGGGGCAAAAGATGTTACATTTGCAGCCCCATTTTTCACAGGAACTTCAGATATCGGAGGAAGCACATCAGCCTATCCACCTAGTATTGGTATTACAGCACAGAACATGGCTAGTGGAGATTTTTTTGAAATTACGAATATTACTGGCACAGGTTTTAGGATTACTTTTAAAAATTCATCAAATGCCGCAGTTGATAGAAATTTCAGCTATTCGGCGGTAGGATATGGGCGGGGAGGCTAACTAAATGGCAAGAGTATCATCAACAGGAAAAGAAACATCAAGTAATTTTTCACCAGCAAACGGAACAGGATCGGCTGTAAGAACAGCAATAAAAGATGTTTTTGAGTCTATAAGAACTTTAAACAGTGCATCAGGAGATCCATCTGGCACTGCAAATTTAGCAGCATATCAACCTCACATTGATTCAGATACAAATTTACTTAAAATTAGAAACGCTGCAAACTCAGCATTTATCACTCTAGGAAATGTTAGTGAGGCAAATTTTGGTCATTTAGATTTGTCTGGGGGAACATTAACAGGTGTTTTAGGTTTACCAAATGGTTCTGCTGGTTCACCATCTATTCACGTTGGAGACAGCACGACTGGATTATTTAGAAAAGGCAGCAACCAAATAGGTCTAAGTTTCAGCGGTACAGAGAAAGCTTTTTTTGATCAAAATGGCTTAACTTTGCAAGCACAAACTGATGTAAGATTTGCCGATTCTGATAGCTCTAACTATGTGGCTTTGCAGTCACCAGCAACCGTTTCATCAAATGTGACCTTTACTTTACCAGCGGCAGATGGAAGTAACGGGCAATTTTTAACAACAGATGGAAGTGGTAATCTGAGTTTTGCTGCAAGTTCAAACACTTTAACTATTGGAAGTACAACATTAAATCTTCCAGCTACAATCACAGCCTTAGCTGGTATGCACCAAATTGCACCGGCAACTAATAATACATACAGTTTAGGAACAGATGCTTTAAGATGGTCTGATATATTTACAAACGATTTAAATCTAAGTAATGAAGGAGGCAAAAATGATATTGACGGGACTTGGGGTTCTTATAAAATTCAAGAAGGTGAGGAACATCTTTATCTAACAAATTTAAGAAATGGTAAAAAATACAAATTTAATCTCACGGAGGTAACTTAAATTATGGCGATAGAACCCGCAACTTATGACATGACGGTCCAAAGGCGATCAGATCACAGTATTCAACTTGTATTTAAAGACTCAAGTGATGACGCTATTAATTTGACGGGGTTCACTGTTGCTGCCCAAGTATGGGAAGAAACAAGAACAACAAAATATGCAGATTTTACAGTGACTTACACAAACAGAACCACAGGAACTGTTGATATTGCTCTTACAGATACACAGACTGCAACTTTTAGTCCAAATGAACTCAAATATGACGTTTTACTTACAAATCCCTCTGGATTAAAAGAATATTATTTAGAAGGTACAATATATGTAAGTGAAGGTTACACCACATGACCACTGTAAACGTCACGACAACCAAAAATACTGTAACAGTA